AGACTCACCAACAGGTGGGCTTTATGGGGCAGGACGATTCAGCTATTCAAGTAAACAATATGGATATTCATTAATGACTGGTGCTACTTGTACAGTAACTACTGCATCTTGGGCCGATGTCGGATACGACTCAAGCTTATCTAGTTCAATTGGATTAGATAATACAGGTGCTGCAAATGATTGTATTAAGAAGTTAGCTTTTACAAGTTGTGCTTCTGCAACAGCAGTTACTAATCCAGACTGGTTAGGTGCTAGAGGATTCCAAGTTTCTGCATCAGGAGGAACTGATCTTATTGCATTTTACCCTGCATTTACAACGGCAGATGCTAATGAGACTAGTCAAACAATGACTGATCTTACATTTTATATATCTGCTTCAGCACACGATGCAACAGCTGCAAATTATCTTATTACATATACGAAGCAACCTACTGACATCACCAGGGGAGACTTTGAACAGCAAACATTTACTGTTCCAGGGCCTTCAACAACTGATGATCTTGAGATACCTCAAATCAATGTTAGTATGAATTCAGAACCAATTGTAGCTAAGACTAAAAAGTTGAAAGCAGTCTGGACACCAGAATTTGCACAAGACTTAAATGCTTATCATTCAATTGATGCTGAGGCTGAGTTAACTTCAATGTTATCAGAATATATTTCAATGGAAATTGATCTTGAAATTCTGTCAATGTTGATTGAGGATGCTTTAACAGTAGACTATTGGACTGCAAAAATCGGTGGTGGTCACACAGCCGGTTCAACATCTGATGGGGAGGCTGATTGGTCTTCAACTTCATTTGAAGGTAATGGTAATGCTTTGGCTTATACTCAAAATGCTTGGTTTCAAACATTGGGTACTAAACTACAAAAAGTTAGTAATAAAATCCATCAATTAACGTTGAGGGGTGGAGCTAATTTTGTTGTTTGTTCACCAACTATTGCAACTATCATTGAGTCTATTCCAGGATATGCTGCTGATACTGATGGTGATAAGGCACAATTTGCTATGGGTGTTCAAAAAGTAGGTATGTTAAATAGTAGATGGCAAGTATATAAGAATCCTTATATGACTGAAAATACTATTCTTATGGGATATAGAGGTGCACAGTTCTTAGAGACTGGCGCTGTATATGCTCCGTATGTACCACTTATTATGACTCCATTAGTATATGACCCTGAAAACTTTACACCAAGAAAAGGTGTGATGACCAGGTATGCTAAGAAAATGATTAGAAAAGAATTCTTTGGCAAGATATACGTATCTGGCTTGAATCTTATTTAATTGATTCTTTAGTCATATTAAAAAGGCTTAAAAGGCCGGTTTTCGGACCGGCCTTTTTTGTTTTGCATAAACTGTGATTCTTAATATTTATATAATGTAAGATACTTGTATTTAAAGTAAGGGAAAAAGCATGGCTAATATACCAATTTGGGATGACAATCCCGGACCTATCAATGGGGCTACCCCCTTTGGTTATTACGATACTGACATAGAGTTTCAGGGTGATGGTCCAAAAGTCGCTAAGTGGTGCTGTAAAAGGATAGGATATCCAATAGTTGATATAGAACTTCAATCGGGTTCATTCTATGCAGTCTTTGAAGAGGCTGTAACTGAATATTCTGCGCAAGTAAATCAGTTTAACATTAGAGAAAATATGCTCAATTTTCAAGGAGCATCTACTGCGTCTTCTTTTACAGGAAGAGAGATCTCTGACAATATGGGAAGATTAATTACTCTTGCTGAATCATATGGCACAGAAGCAGGAAGTGGTGGAGACGTTACATGGTATTCGGGCTCTTTAAATGTTACTTCAAGCTTACAAGACTATAATCTTGACCAGTGGGCAACAAACAATAATATTACTGGTAGCATAGAGATAAAAAGAATATTTCATAGCAGGACACCAGCAGTTGTAAGATATTGGGATCCCTATGCTGGCCAAGGTTTGGGAACTGATCAAATGTTAGGTGAGTTTGGATGGCAAGGAATGGGAGTGGGTGTAAATTACTTATTAACACCTGTTTATGCAGATATGCTTAGAGTGCAAGAAATTGAATTTAGTGATATGGTAAGAAAATCTCCGTATTCATTTGAACTAATTAATAATAGACTTAGATTATTCCCAGTACCAACTACCAATTATAAAATGTCCTTTCAATATATAATTAAATCACAAAGGGCAAATCCACTTAAGAGTGCTCCAGGCGTAATATCAGATATTTCTAATGTACCATATGAAAGGATGACATATAGTTATATAAACACTCCAGGAAGACAGTGGATAAAAAAATATACTCTGGCTCTTTCGAAGGAACTTTTAGGTGCAGTAAGGTCAAAGTACGGAAGCATACCTATTCCCAATGCTGAGGTTACGCTTGATGGAGATGCTTTAAGACAAGAGGCTACAACTGAAAAAGAGGCATTACTTACAGAGCTAAAAGAGACACTAGAAGCAGTTAGTAGAAAAAACCAGCTTGAAATGAAAAAAGAGGAAGCTGAATATATGCAAGAGATTTTGTATAGGGTTCCCTATCCTATTTATGTTAAGTAAAAGGAAAAGATAAATGGCACTTTTTGGAGGCGGAAGAGATGTAAGCCTATTTAGGCATATAAATAAAGAGCTAATTAATGATATAGTTCAAACCGAGGTAGATATATACAAAACTAGCTTATATGATACAAAAACTAATTTATATGGAGAGGCATTAAGAAAGACATATTTCTCAGCCGTAAGAGTGGCTTGCTTAATATCTATTGAAGATCAAGCTTGGGAAGATGCAGACGGATTTGGTCCAGATGTAAATCAAGCTGCAGAATTTGCATTTTTAAGAGACACCCTAAAAGACACCTCAGATTTAGTATTAGAAGTGGGAGATATAATTAATTGGAATGCAATATATTGGGAAGTAGATACAGTAATTGATAATGATTTATTTATGGATAGAAATCCACAAACGAATAAGACAATAGATGATTATTCATATAATGATATTGGCCCACCCCAAAGATTTGGATGGGACTATAGTGTAATAGTTAACACTCATATGACAAGAAGAGATAGATTAAGTATCGAAAATATTAGAAGCGGAATACCTAAAAATGTATAGAAAGATATAATGGCAGGAGAAGATAAAAGACCGTTACCTAAAAGTCAAAGTGAATTAATTGGTTTGCCCGATGACAGAACAATTAATCGTGCGCATGAAGTTAGAAGAGACACCGATATTGTTCCCGACTTTAATGTGGGGCTATATGAACACGATGATGCAATAAACCATTATTTTCAAAAGGTAATAAGACCTAAAGTTGATGACAATGGCAATATAATAAACGTTCCTATTTTATACGGTTCTCCAGAAAGATGGAAGGCAGTACAAAAAGGATATTTTTATAGAGATCAAAAGGGAAAGATTCAAGTACCTTTAATAATGTATAAAAGGACTACAATTGAGAAAAATAAAAATCTTACTACAAAAATCGATGCAAATAACCCAAGAAATTTTTTAAGCCATCAAAATAATTACACACAAATAAATAAGTATGATCAATTTTCAATATTAAATGGAATAGTTCCTCAAAAAGAGTTTTATAATGTAATTGTACCTGACTATGTGAAGCTAACCTATGAGTGTATAATATGGACGGAATATGTAGAACATATGAATAAAATAGTTGAAGCTATTAATTATGCTGAAGGTTCATATTGGGGCGAACCTGAGCGGTATAAATTTTTAGCAACAATAGACAGCTTTACAAATACAGATGAAGCCCCTCAAGGTGCAGATAGACAAATAAGAAGTACATTCAATTTAGTCTTAGATGGGTATATTGTACCAGATGCAATACAAAAAGATTTAGCTAAGTTTACAGGAAAGTCATACTCAACAAGTAGGATTGTATTTACAAGTGAAGTTGATGTAGATATAGTTGATTCAAAACTTAAGCTTGATAAATAGATAATGGGAACTAAAATTAAATGGGAAGGTGCCAACTTTTTATGGAATAGTAATCCGTATACTTGGAATGAAGTAGAAATAGCTGCAGAAGTTATCGGATCAAGTGGTGGTTGGCCAGGCCTTGCACAAACAGTAAAAAGAAAAAAGCCAAATGAAATTTTACAAAAGGTCGAAAAACTTGATAAAGAGAAAAAAGAAAGATTTATTAAGTTAGTTTGTAAAATAAGGGGTATTGAAACTTATAGTGGCCAGAAAACAGTAAAAGAAGATATTAAAGTAACAGTAAAAGATATTGAATTAATTGCAAAAGAGGTATTAGGAATTGACCTAACCGCGGAGAATATTCATGTATAAATTATATAGTGACAAACCCGAACTATTTGAATGTGACATCAAAGTAGAAGGAGCAAGTCTAAAAAAATCAGAAGCTAGATTAGTAGTAGAGACACCAGAATACAGCCTATTATTTAAAGGTGATATTAATGAATCTGGTAAGTGTAAGATTCCAATAAGAAAGCTAAAGGGTCTAATAGATGAAAGCTCTAAAGGAAGCATAAGACTAGAAGTTATTGCAGAGGACACACTCTTCACTCCCTGGCATTCAGACTTTGAAATACAAGCATCTAAAAAAGTAACTGTAGAAGTAAGATCTCAAGACAAAAAAGAAATAATTAAAGAAAATAGTGTAAAAGTAAGCAACATAAAAAAACAAATTACAGAAAAAGAAACTGGTCACGTTGTTAACATATTAAAGCTATTAGTAAGAGAAGATATAAATCTTAAAAATTTACACCTTAAAAAAGATAGGGTAAATAAAATAGTTGCAACATACATAAAGCACAAACCTTTGGTTGAAAACAAAAGAAAAGAAGTTATTAAAGGAGTTCTTAAAGGTTTATATAGAAAATAAAGGGTTATATAGATGGCACTTCCGGATTTTACGGGTCAATATATACAAGATACCTACCAACGAGTACTACAAAAGTCGGGTAGTGGGGATATAGTAGATGGAACTGGATCATTATTCATTCCACCTAATGCTATTTCAGCCTCATATGCTACTTCTGCTTCGTACGAAATAAATTATGAGACCTCTTCTTCTTATGCTGAGACTGCATCTTTAGCCTTAAGTGGTAATGGAATATTCAGTGGTTCTTTTAGTGGTAGTTATGCTGGTGATGGAAGTAGTTTAACAGGTATATCACCATTCCCATTTACAGGAGATGCTTCAATAACAGGTTCATTA